TGCAGCTCTAAGTCCGCACTAGTCTCGCAAATGTAGCAGCTCGATTTTTTCTCGTAGGCTGCTTTGGCTCTATCACGAACCCATTTGACTGGTATTCGCTTGTTTGTATTTTTTGCCATAAAATTATTCTAAATTTCCACTTATTATAGCAGAACAGCAACCAAAAGTCAATGCACAAATTTTTTATACCATTATACGGTATAAGTATACAGTGCATAGCGGACTGCGTCGGCCATGTGACTATATTGATCATGCATGGGACGTTCACGTTGGAGCCCCTCGCGTTGATCCCAGCGATACTGGTCAAACATTGCACGTACGTTTGTACAGTGTGGAGCTACCTTTAATCGGCCTTGTTGTAGTAAGGTTTGCACATAAGCAATACCTGGCAATACGTCTTTTTTGGCTTTGGTGGTTGAAATGTTGTAAAGATAAGCCAGGTCCGATGCAAACTGTGCAGCAGCCGAGTCAATAAAGGTAACTTCAACACCGTGACGCTCATTCAGTTCAGTAAACGCAGCTGCATGCTCTTGCGTGGTAACTTCTGATTTCAAGTATTCGTCGACAATAAAAAAGCAATCACGGTTCCAATCATACACGATAGTGCAATGAGCAGTAGCGTCTCGGTAACCAGGGTCGCACCCAGCAAATGCCTCGCCTTTGAGGTCGTCAGGAATCTCACAAATGTCATCTTCTTTTAATGCATAAATCTGACCCTCAAACACAGTAAATGAGGCCAGGTATTCTTGTTCAAATTCGGCTTTTGACATGGACCTGCGGGCTTCCGCAACATCCGACTCAGCCATGCGTGTGTTTTCGGTGTAATCTGCTTGTAGTGAGATCCACTCGGGAAATTCGGGGTCAAACCCACGATTGTAAAATTGACTGAACCAGTTGTTACGACCACGTGGTGTGGATATAAAAATGGCTTTGGCTTGTGGTTTGTCCAACGTAGGACGTAGTGCAACGTTAAAGGCTGCTTCGCCGCCTTCACCTAGAGCAGCTTCGTCAAATATGATTAGATCATATGATCGACCAACAGTACTATCAACGGTACCAAGAGAACCCATACGAATGGTACTGCCATTTGATAACTCGATAATTTTGTCTTTGAGGTTGTCACGTGCGACTTCGAGGTCGAAATGCTTGATGAGTTTGCGTTGGAGTTCAAATGAAATACTTGAAAGGTTATAGTTGGGGGAAATTATCAGCACATTTGATCCTGGGACCAGTGTGACCAATTGACCAATAATGTTGGCGATATAAGTTTTACCTAATCGTCGAGCCAGGGCAGCACAGATAAAACGGTACTTGGGATCATTAACTGCATTGATTAGGGCAATCTGTGGGCGATTGATTGTATCCCACACATTGAGCAGTTTTAAATAATTTGTAATGGGTAGCTTAATAAACCGCTGTTGAGGGTCGAACTCAACTATGGCATCTACGTTAACTTCGGGTCGTGAGACAACTAGCATTAATATTTTCCCGATGCAAGCACAATCTTGCAAATATGTTCTAGGCGCTCTATATGCTCGTAAGCACGCCAAGGCGTTGTATCAACCGCAATTACGCCATGTCTGTCCATTCCTACTATGTTGTAGTCAATGTGACCAGTAGTTTTGTTATAGCCTAGTGCAGTAATACAAGCATCTGCTAGTTCTTGCGATATAGGCGGTATCATGGGCACATTGGGCGCTACATTGGTATACCTACTAAGTTCTGGGAATTCTTTTAGTAAATCAGGTAGTTGAATACCTGCATACATTGCAGCTACAGTATATGTTGGGTGAAAGTGTAAGATTACTCGGACTTCAGTGTTGATCTTTTGCTGAAGTCCAAAGTGCATGGGTAGCTCGCCTGAAGGCTTTAAGTTATGGCTAATGTCTGTGTAGTTTAGTGGTGTTGCGTACAAACCATAACCACTGGATCTAATACCCATCTTTTTAAATTGGTCAGGCTGCAGTGTTTGTTTACGCGTTCCCGTAGGTGTAACATAAAAGTGGTCACGATCTTGATGACGTATTGATGCATTACCATCACGACTAGTAATCCAGTTACGCTTGTAAGCGTCCGTCATTACTTCACAAATTGTTTCTAACATTAAACGCCTTCTCCAGTAATTAATCGTTGGACCAGTTGTGAATACTTTGATCCGTCTAGACCTTCATTGATCTGAACATTAACTTGCTTTTGTGGGCTAGTAGATTGTTGTGCTTTGGCCAGCTGAATCTCACGATCCATTAAATCCATTGACATCTTATGCGACATTTGAAGTAGCTCGGCAATGTCTTTGGTCGACCCAGTTTGTGATTCCTCAAGTTCCGAAAACTTTTGTTTGATTAGTGCATCCATGGCACGTCGCATAAGAAAACGGTTGTTGTATCCTGAGTCAAAGAAAACGGAGTCGATATAAGTTTTGACCTCACGGCGAGCTAGGAGATTTGTTACCACTTCAGGGTCTAAGTCTAGTTCTTGGGCGACTGCACGGGCGTCATTAAGCTGGAGATAGGCATTTGCTACTTCCAGTGCTTCGGGGCTGATTCGTACGGTTTCTGCAGGCAGGTGAGTTGTCATAGAGGTATCCTTTTGTGTTGATTATACCAGTTTAGCAGGTTTAGGGCAAGTGTGGATTTTGGCACCCAAGTGTTTTTGGAAATTTCCCATATGTAGGCCGTGTCGGTGGGCCCATAGGCGTGGGGTAAAAAATAGTCTGATAACCGCCCCCGTGGTCAATTAGGGAATCTACCTATGTTGTATTTCAACAAATGTATTGACAAAAAATTTCATTGATCTATAATTGAAAACATGATGACAAGGGAAACCAACATGAAATTGATAACAGAAATTTTGCAAGCTATCTTGTTTGTTGCAATAACCTTTTCACCATTGTGGATATGGCTTGCATTAATGAAGCCATTGTGATATAATATATTTTTAAGGAGAAAAAATGAAAACAGTAAACTACACCCCCGAGCAAACTGCTCGCATGGTTGCCGACTACGAAGGCGGTATGACAGTTGACGCTATTGCTGAGGCATTAGGTAAAACTGTGCGTTCAGTTGTTGCGAAGCTATCACGCGAAAAGGTTTATGTTGCTAAGGCATACAAAACAAAATCAGGCGAAACACCAATTAAAAAAGATGTTCACGCTGATTTTATCGGTGAAATGTTGGGCTTGACTGAAGCCGATACAGAATCACTCACTAAGGCAAACAAGGTAGCACTTGCTAAAATTGCCGATTTTATCAAGGCTGAAAAGACCTTGTAATCAATAGGGGCTTTGCCCCTATCTTGTTTTATCTGATATAATAGACCTATGAAAAATTTTGAAATTGTTGAAAGCTACTTAGCTAAAAAATATCCTAATAAACCTTATGCTATCCGTGAGGGTAATCGTTGCGTTTGGGTTAGCATGGGTTTGGTTGAAATGTACTTTATTGTAAACAATAATGTAATAACAGATATACAGGTTGACTAATGACAGATATAGAATTCTTTAATGTGTGTTTGGGTGTCGTTGCGTTTATATGCGTTAAGGTTGCGCTATTGCTTTGGATTTCAAAATGATTAGATCAGATAAAACAAGATTGTTCCAGCTTATACTACAAAATGAGTTTAAGCTAAAATCACGGATTAACTTTGCAAAAACTAAGGTTTTGCGTTTTGATGGTGACTCTTGCATGGGAATGTATGAGGGCGAGAAAATCTCGGCTAAAAAATACAATCACAAAATCAGGCTTGCCACTAGCGAAATAAAATCAGACCTTGATTTGTTTTCAACATTAGCGCATGAGTATGTTCACGCATGGCAAATGGAACAAGACAAGGATGTAACGCACGACACAAAATCAGGTTTCACCCAATGGCGAAATTATTTTAAGGCTTATTACAATATAGATATTGTTTCATTTTGAATACTCAGGTTTGCAGAAAAAATTGAATACTCAGGTATTCAATTTTGCGCCAATTATACTAGTATAATTGAGCGGGTGTCAATAGGTGTTTTCCCCTATGTTGTATTTTTGCACACATGGTTTTTGGGCGGTTTTTTGTGTATAATGGGGACATTAACAGAAAAGGTTTACAGAATGGCTAAAATTAAAAAGGTTTCAATTTATGATATGGATGGAACTATTGTTTGTTCCTTGCATAGATATCGCACTATTGTAGATGAAAATGGCGAGAGAATCGATTTAAATTATTGGAGAGAAAATCAAGATTTAGCCTTGAATGATTCTCTTTTGCCATTAGCAGAACAATATAAAAAGGATTTAAAAGATGAATCGTGTTATGTCATTATTGCTACTGCCCGTGTTCTTAATACCCCTGATTATACATTTATTAATGAGATATTGGGTGAACCTGATTATATTATTTCAAGACCTGAGAATTCTAATATCTCAGGTGCTACATTAAAAATTAATGGTTTAGCTAAATTCTTTAATTTGATTACATTTAAAGATGCTGAATTTACATTTTATGAAGATAATGTAGCTTATTTAAAAGCGGTTTGTGACAGATTTAATATAAGGGGTGTATATGTACCAAGTAAACAAGGGCATTAAT